ATGAATAAAGATTATCTGGCAGGGGCGGATGGAATTCGAGGGGTGGCGGTGCTGATCGTTCTTTGCCTGCATGCAGTGTCTGTTTTTTTTCCAGAAACAATTCCGTATATATCGGGGTTAGATAAAACTGGAGTTTGGCTATTTTTTGTTTTAAGCGCTTTTTTATTATCTCAGAAATTTATAACTAAAGGGTTTGGAGCATCGGGCCTGCTTAGTTATGCGGTAGGTAGAACAATACGTATATTACCCATGTTTTTGATTGCCGTATGCATTTACTCTATAGCTGGTTACTACCCAGCATCAGAAATAATTAAAATAGTCACCTTCCAACATGGGTTTGGTCACCTCTGGACAATACCAGTTGAATTTAAATTTTATTTTCTTCTACCTTTTTTCACCTTTGCTTCAATTTATATCAGCAATAAATTTGGAGTCATTAACTTTATTGTTATATCGATGACATTCATTATCATACATCAATTATTCTTCCCATTTTTTAAACTTGAGGGTAACTCCATTGGGATGATGTGGTACGTCCCCAGTTTTTTATTTGGCATAATCGCAGCTGTACTGTATAGCAATAAAGTAATTAATATTTCGTTATTAAAGTCAGACTTAATCGTAACTTCAATTGCCGTTTTAATCGTCCTTTCATCTCCAGGCATTAGGCATGCAATTTTAGGCACAGAAATGAAAAGAGACCTTCAGCAACAGTTCATACCGATCAGCTTGCTTTGGGCTGTTTTCCTGCTCCTTCTTATAGAGGCTAAAGGAGTTTGGGGTAAACTGATATCATCCCCTGCTTTAAGAAAACTTGGACATTGGAGCTTTTCAATTTACTTGTTTCACTGGCTTATCTATTTGAAAATGGCAGATGTTTTTTTAAATAATTACTACGCTATGATTGCATCCTTCTTTACTTCAATCGTTGTCGGTGCAGCTTTCTATTCTATTTTTGAGGTTAATATAGAAAAACTCAGGCATAGAGTGATGTCTACCCTCACAATTAAAGCGTCAGAATAAAAGGGGGTTAGCACCCCCATCATTTCATGCCTTACTTTTTCTCATCGAGATCAATCGTCATTGTTGGGTATATTGGAACCGGCATCCCATCACGAGCAAACGCTGGCAGTGAATCATAATAAGCGATGTACCTTGGGTCGTTTCCAAATACAGTACCCAAATTAGGATATACATTTGGGTCTTGCTGACAGCAAAAATATGACCCAATTACTGTTTCGGTATCATCTGTAAACTGAACATAATATTCGTCCACGCAAGCCTCCGAAAAACTCATTAAAAGGTATAACCATTTACAACAATGCTCATCGTCATTGTTCCCGCGCTAGCTGTTGCCAAGTAATAAATAGCTTGCGGCGTAATAATAGGCAGGTCTATAAATGCAATATGCATATCAAGGTTTGCGGCGGCAGTTCCTCCACTCATTGGTTGCTCTGCCAACCCAGAAGCATTTGAAGCAACGTAGTTTTCTATAGCGGCACCACCCGTAGTTGATGCGACCCCTCTCGTTCCAGATACTGTTTTTGCATTAATAGGAACAATTGCCACTAACGAAGTAGCCGCATATGACGCTTGTTGAGTGTTTCCGTTAATTGCAATAGCCTTAGTAAGTACGAGCTTTCTATCTACCTGATAGCCAATAACGAACTGACTGCTCGCAGTCCTCCACACGCTAACCAGCGCTGATGCTGTGTAGCCAGATGGCATATTAGCTCCGCCGTATACCTCTGGAGCCAATACTGATGTCGTATTTACCGCAAGGAGTGCAGATACTTGAGTGGTTGGGTTATAAATCGCATACAGCGCCACAAATCCCGCAGCAGGAACGGTGCCAGTATCCATCCCACCCGCGCCAGTAGTGGCAAGGTTAATTGTCTTGCTGAAGCTGGTTAGCTTGTATTGACGCCCGCCAATGGAAGTTTGCACGACCAATTCATCAGCGGTGAAAGTGGCCGTTGCGGATACAGATGTAACGCTCATCTTTGCATTGCGTGATGTGCCAACAACGCCCGTTAATTGAGGTAGGTGGGCAACATCACTTAACCCAATGTTTGCCAAAGTGGCGGTGACAGATGCTGGTCCTGCTGCTGCGATCTCGGATAGGTTGTTAGATGTCTGTAAGGAAAAATCTTTTTGAGCAAGAAGTGAAAGTGTACCCGCTGTCATCATATTTGCAGCGATATCATTAGCTGACCATAACCTACTAACCGTACCCTCTTGGGCGCGAACGATTGTCATATTGTCGCCAGTCCTGGCTGTTACATGTACGATCTCTGTTAGCGTGCCTGTGGCAGCGTCAATTAAGGTGAGTTTAAAATAACTTGTTCCTGATACCGGTGAGGGAAATAGCGATCCTGTTCCAGTGTTGACGGTAAGTGTTGTCGCTGTAGAGCTAATCCCTGCGGCCAAAACAGTTGATGCATTATTGGCGGACAATAGTGTCAAGGCCATTTGGCCCTCCTGATATTTTGTTAAAGATAAATATAAGTGGTTTAATTTTGACTTTAATGAGTTTCACTGCAAAAATAATTATTACCTAACACAAGAGGATGTTTAAAATGAGTAAATGGATGGTTGTTATTTTAAAGGCGGTTCTTTCCGCAATAAGTACATTAACAATATTACTTTCTATTTTCTTAATATGTTTAATATTCGACCTTGCATTTCAAAGTGGGATTCCTCCATTTGAAAATATAAGATTTAGCATCTCCTTATTTTCTGTTATTGTCTTACTTGTATTTATCTGCTTTTGTTTAAAAACACATCTGTATATTTCTATTGATAATAGAAATCAGAGTGAAAATAAAAACAAAAAAACACAACTTAAGGATGGAAATAGTTAATTATCCAACAATCGTCACAGAAACAGGCTGATAAAATGGCATGTGTAAAAGACCACTATCAAAAGCCTGCTTGAATAGTGATGCGAACTCATACTCGTTACTTTTAATCAGAACGCTTGTGTTTTGGTTAAAAGAACGACTATTGAAAGAGAATGAATTATACAACCCTGAATCTGTTAGTTTTCTATAACCCTTAACTATGGAAATGCTAGCCCCTGAAGAAGAGAATAAAACTGATATACTCCACCTCTGGTCATTCACTACATCAACCCCGTCTACACCAGTCAAGAAGCGCATGATTCGCCGCTTAAGCCACGGGATCGTAAAGTTGAAGCCATCACCCTTATAGTAATTCCACGTCATAACCCTTTTAAAAACATCGTCTGACGCGACAACTTGCTCAGATTCGTTTTTAACCGACCTACCATTATATGGAAGTTGATTAAAAAGCATGGCATTGAATGGGCCGAACACTCTCCTTTTATCGCTTGAAAGTATCGGTGGTTTAACTCCATAAATTCCAAGCGCTATCCATCTTAGCTGATCTCCAGCATTATATCCGCCAGCGAAAATAGGGAGGTTAGCATCACGCATCCAACTGTATATGTCTTTTGCTAGCGTATTATATGCATCAACAAACGCTTGAAGATTTTCATCATCATTATACTGCTGATATAGGTATGCGTGAATAATGTCGTCAAGCATCTCATCCCCCCGCTACCGTTACGCCATCATCTGAAATGAACCAATAGCTATATCTGTCACCACTGATTATATTCGTGTTTTCATCTACCCCAGTAATAACCCCATTAACAGTAACCACAACATTTAAGCTGCTAATTAAACTCATGTTAATAGTTTCATTAATTGACTGTAAGAAAACATCCTTAATGCTGTTAATGTTTAAAGGGTTTCCCGCGTAAATCCCATTGATGTAAGAGATTACAGGCGCAGTTACTAGCGAGGCTACAGTAGCATCCGTTAAGTAATTTACACTTTCTGTTGCCCACTCTAGTCGTACAGTTACGCGTTGCTGGAGAGGCTGAACAAATGGGATGATGTAGTTGTCTGGCCAGTCGTTTATTGTAACTGCGTTATTTCTTAAGTTTGGCGTCACCACTCCACCACCGGACCATGACCCAGAGCCGATCGTGCTAACGCCGATTGAGAATGAATGTGAATTTATTACGGTGATGGTGAAAGGCGTTCCATTTATCCCTGTCATTCCAGTGACATCGTTTATAACAGCTACCTGTCCATCACTAAACCCATGCGTAATATCAGTGGTCACAACTCCAGGAGAGGCGTTTGTTATACCGGTAACGCCCAGAGTGGTCCCTTTCAAGCGACTGATATCACCTGCTGATTTATAAATAGCTCCCGCCATTGAGAATATATCACCGCCACCACACATAATTATCCAACCGTCGCTATCAGCAACGACAGATACAAGCCTCGCCTGAACATTTTCTAAATCAGTTAATTTTTGACGAATAAACCCAGGGTAACCCTGAACCGTGCTCATCCCCGATTCCCATACGCGACTACGAAACTCAGCAACAGTTTCAGCAGATCCACTCGGAACCCCGGCAGTTGGGTTTGTACAGGTAATGACAATATCTGACGGTAGGCTTGTTGCAATATTGTTCACTGTGTTCTCTGGTACCGCCCAAGAGCCTATAATTGTAGCCGCACATGTTGCAGGGGAGGTGGTTCCAGATGAAAGGATGATAGTTGTATCTAAAAGAGAATATTGGTAAGTTCCATCTGAAACAAGGAACCCTTGGGGGATCGGAAATCCGGCTGGTCCAGTAAAAACTACCGGCACAGTTGTCAGGCCCTCTGTTTTTTGACTGGCTATCCCATACTGTTCAGCAAGGGTATTTAGCATAAAAACATTGGCGGTAAGAGGACCGACTGAGTTAATTAAATCTACCCTAGCCTGGTCACATACCAACAGCGCGCCAACGTTCGTGCTGACAATATCCTCTACTAACGAACCGGGTAAATCAGTTGTAATTCCAGGTGACTGCGCAGTAGCGAGGGAGACAATTTGATCTCTTAATTCATTTGCGGTTAGCGGAATAGGACCTGATGCATTGTAACTAACTGGCAAATCACTCATACATTCACCTGCGCAATGATTTTTGAACCGGCATTCGTTATTGCCGATATGTTATAAATTGGAGGATCATCGCTGACCATCGCAATCTGCAAAGAAGAGAAATACTGGCTAAATTGCTGCTGTATTCTATTGACGTAATAAGTTGGCAATATCTGCTGAATGACCGAACCATTAGCCGGGATGCCGTTATTAGCGTAAAAGGGTGATTCTTGCGGGGCAAGCTTCAGGTTTTGAATAAGCGTTGTCAGGTAAACAGAATCATTAAAACCATTATCATCAGTCTCAACAAGCACCCATTGGCCCTCTGAATTTCTGCCGTAAGTTCTCATTCAGTAATATTCCCGTTAAAGGTCGTTGTAGTTGGGCCGGTATTTGATCCGCCATTACCGTTACTGTGAACATGGCTATTACACCATGCGACCAAGCCAGACCATCCTGCATGCATAATCGCAGGGCTTGTGCTTGCGGTAGAATCCTCTAGCTTTCCCGCTTCTCCAGAGAGACTCCACATGCCGTTTGTCAAAGTTAATACCGTATTGCCAACTGTGACTTTAAACTGTGTAGGCGTGGCAATAGTGATACTTTCCGGCGTGAGTAAAAACGTTGTGTTGCTCCCTGCGTCACGAATAGTCACACCTTCTGGCCCGTATAGCGTCAGGACCTGTCCATCAACTGAATCCCACTCGGTATTGCTGATGGGTAAAAAAACCAAGGCACTTAGGTTCGCTGGCGGCGTAAGGTCTGCCGTCCCTCCGCCTTGCCCACTAACACCACCAATATAAGTATCAGCAGGGATCACGATCCCTCTGTCCCCTGGCTGCATTGGATAGCGAATATATTGAGGCCCAAAGATAGGAATAGTAACTTGAGGGAGAGTGTATGGAACGTTGGTGAGATTGAATGAAACAGTTACCATTTTCCCTGACTGAGAAATAACGGTCACTGGCAATACCTTACCAGCCGATTCCATTGCTTCACTTATTTTGTTTTCAGCAAACTGAGTAATATTTCTATTAAAATTCAACTTGTTGCTAGGATTCATTTTTTCGCCAACTCCGTAGAAGGATATGCCTCAATGATGGTCACCCAACTATTTGCATCAGGTTGCCGGCTGTTACCCACAAGGCGAACGGATTGCACAATGAACTCACCAGTGAAAGCAGAATCATTTCTGAATTGAGAAAATGAAGATGCTTGAATCATTGGCCGTGATTTTTTCGGCATTAAAATATGGTCACCAACCTGAATATCGGCTCGCATTACACATGGTACTGTTATTGTTCCAAACCTAATCCAGGTGGGCTGGCCTATAAGGTCAGTGAATTCTATTTGAGTTGGGTGATCTTTACGGTAGGTGGCACTTTTTAATGATGATTGATCTGAGTGGTTATTATAATCGTTATCCCATACCCTTATATCTTTCCCATCAACGACAGTAATCTCCACTCCAGAATAAGAGGCATCTTTAATTATTGACCTTGAAAAGGTTTTCAGATCCCTTGCCAACTGGCTAAGAGTTCCGCAAAACATGGGCCTTGAATATGGGAGAACCAGGCGGCTACTAACGTTTATATTATGAGTGTATGTACCACCCAACGTCTGAAAACATTGGGTTAGGGCTACTGATAATTGCTGCCCTGCACTCCACGGCATCGTCAAATTAAGCGGGGCCATAGGTACCTGACTGGTAGCCGATGTTGGCCCAGCAACAACGATTAAATCAAGTCGCAGCTCAGTTCCCTGCCAGTTACCAAATGCTTGCCAAATTGTGCCCTCAAGAACCAAGCCTTTTTGAGATGGCTTCGATAATGGTAATCCCTTTGACATTCCAACAAACATTTTTACAGTCATGCCAAACATGTTTTGTTGGGCCTGCTGCATTTCCTGTGGGCTAACTCCCCAAACAGTAATGCAGCTCTGTCCTTGTGGGGTTGACTCTCCAAATCGTTGAATGTCAAATTCAACCATCAGCCCGCCTGGGTTGAAAACTCCATTCTTAAGGCTTGAATACTGACGAAATAAAGCCCCCTTCTGGTCATATATCTGAATATCGTAAAAGCGCATCAGCTTGTTACCTCAATTCGACCATTAGGCTGACGCCATATCATGGATGTTGAAGAAAAAACTCCCGATATAAGGTTAATTCCCATGCCTGCTGTTGATTCGATCATTGCAGTGGTAAGGATCTGGTTACCTGAGTTATCCGTAATGTTCAGATACCATCGTTGAGCCGATATGTTCCATTTTATTTGGCAGTTATAAATAGTCCCATCCAGCAGAGGAGTAAACGACATGCTCTCGCGCTCATTGCCAGAAAAATCATAATATTCTGTACTCATAAGCCGAAAGCTCCACTCAGTTTGCCCACAAGCCCTACAACCTCACTTGCTATGCCTGAGACGCTTCCCCCAAGCGAGGTATTCCCTAATGCCGCCGCCGTACTTGTCCACGAGCTACTGGTTGTCTTTGCTCCGCCGTCTATCTTACCTATAAAGCTATTAACGGCTTGCTCGGCTCCAGTCTCAGTAACAAGCGGCTGCTCAAAATCCCATACCCACGATTTTTGCGGGGTCGGTTCGTTATAGCTGGTAACGTCTTTCACTGTTTTCAATATGCAACCGCTGTATATCAACGCTGGCGTTGCAACAATGAATGTGCCACCAAGGTTGGCATGAGCTTGCAGAACTGACTGAAGCGCGCTGAGGGTGACTAATTTTGTCATTGCGCCGGTGTTCTCATTAACAGGCGCATCCATCATTAGAGATACTCGGAGTGGCTGCGCTAATAATGCATTGGCCGCCACTGTCTGATTAGCAAATGGATATCTGGCAATATCGTAATCAACCATGGTAGCCCCCTGGATGGGCTTCCAGTGGCAGAAATACTTATCCAAGTCTGTCAGGTTTATAGCGCCGCCGATGAGTCCCGTAACAAAACTTGCGCTTTGTGTAAGAGCCACTATCGGCAGCATTCCCCCCGGGATGCTTTGAGCCACGCCCTCACACAGAATTACAGGAGATATTTCGAACCCAAGTTTGTAAAGCTCCCTTGTGAAAGCCATTGACTATACCCCCCCAAGCTGAGCGCTATTTACAATGGCATTGCCACCGGTATTGTTATAAACAACCACTGCGCCACCGCCAGTTCTGCGTTGACCGTCTTCTAATATTTGCTGAAGTAATTTGTCTGTTGTCTTGCTTGAGTTACCAGAATCCCTCTGCTCGTTATCGTTATTTCCTATATTTTTATTTCCGTAAATGGTCGCGTATTGCTCGCCAACGCGTGAAGGATATTGCATGTTTTCTTTGCTTCCACGCCTTACACCTCCGTTGTAATACCTGAGGGCCTCTTCTATGCCTCCGCCATTTTTTTCCGCATACCTCATCCCATCTGAGAACACCCTTGCCCCCGCCATGATGTTATCACGCGGGTTAAATGGATCTTCTCCAGGCTTAAAGTTTGCTGGCATGACTTGCATCAATCCTTGTGCGCCCGCCTTGCTCACCGCATTCACGTTCCAAGATGATTCAGCACCAGCAATAGCTTTCAGTAGCCTTGGATCATGACCCTCTTTTTGAGCCGCCTCTAAGAAGAAATCATCATATTTATTCGGAGCATTGCTTCCAGAGAAGAATGACTTAACGCCTTTTAACCACCCAAATACATGGGGGTCATCATCACTGCCTGGCGTATAAGTCTTGCCTGTTTGCGGATCAGTTACTGGTTTGGCATTCAATATGCTGGAACTTGACGTTATCGAAGAAGTAATTCCTGCTGAGTCAGTTTTCCCCAAAATCCAATCAACAACGTTACCGATTAGCGCTCCCATTCGCTCAACTTTTGACATGAAATCATCCACATCGCTTTTAAACTGAGGCGATGCTAGATAATTTCCAAAGCGCTGAATGCCCTGCGAAAGCCCATCAATCCACTTACCTAATTCCGGTGATTGAAGGAACGTATCTATTGCGCCCGAAACTGCATCAGATAGCTTACCAAGTGACGGAGCTAACGGGGCTAGTCCAGTAACAAATGCATTGCGAATACTGCGATTACTAAGGTCAAGCTGGACATTAAAGTCCTGCCATTGCTTTAATTGCTGGTCTGTTAACTGAAGGCGTACAGCATCCTTCTGAGATTGCTTTTCCATCGAATCAATTTCTGCATCGCTCATATTTTTAAAGCGGTTCAGGTCATCGAGGGTGAAAAAGTTTGTCAGTCCGTGAGCCTCAGCCCCTTGAAGATTGCTGCCATTTTTAACAAAGATATCGCGAGCATTGCGGATCATCTGCGGAAGCAGTTTTGCAGGGTCCTGATCTGGATTGTTGATCCCCATCGCTTGGAACTGCCACCGCTTACTCAGATCAAGCTGTGAGTCACGAATAGCACCAAGAGTGCCTGTTGGGTTGCTTAGTGCTCTCTGATAGTTAATAGCGGTAGAATCAAGTCCACCAGATGTGGTTCCTAATCCAAGGGTTGTAAACCTTTGTGATGAGGCCCCAGAAGCTAGCCGATTAATCCCGAATAACCCGCCCGCTCCGATCAGCCCAGAAAATAAGCCAAGGATGCTCCCCCATGAAATTAAACTTGTGGTTGCATCCTTGATATGACCGGCCAGCGATTTCGCATCTTTCGTAGCGCCACTCAGGAATTTCTTTGCCGCGCTCGCATTTTTGTTAAATCCAGATTGGTTTTTATTGGCTTTATCAAGGCTATCGTTTAACCGGTCAAGCCCGCTATTTATCGACAGAATAGCAGCAGCGCCATCGGAGAATGATTTTGCCACCCCCTCCAACTCTGAGCGCGCCTTCGCAGTTTCTTTCTCAGTATCGCCAATGCCATGGGCGACGCCTCTCCATGCTTCTGGTAGGTCACCAAGGGCAGCCTGATATTCGCTGAACTTCTCCATAAATGACTGGAATTTCTCGTCATTTACATCAATATCAATGATTGACTTAGCTGCCATTGAAAAAGCCTCTTTCTTTGAGTGCCGCGATTAAGAAGCGCTGGCGATATTGAGCAGGGCTGAAGAATTCTTCCCCAGTGATTTCCCGGATAACACGCCAGAACCCCTCATTCGCAGCCCAATCTAAGAGGGTATAAATGAAGTTTCCTGCTCGGCACTCGGGGGTTGGGTATCTGTAGCCTGATTCGACTTCAGCAAGGAAGCGCGGAACTCCATAGCGCTTGATGATGTTAGTTGCCCACCGTACATGCTGATCACCGTCCCCACCGTTGGGGCTATCAGCTCCCTCTTCTGAATAGCAGATGACACCATAAAAAAAACTATTTCACCTTCAGTGTCTCGATACTCATCGGCGGTGATAACACCATTCTTCATCGCGGCATCAAACGGTGATGACTTCCACTCGCCGTTGTCGTTATAGATGACAGTCGTTAAGCGTTGAATGTCATCAACAATCGTCGGCCCGGAAGCACCACTCAACTCCTGATCCTGCTTGATTTTTTTCCGTAGCATCATAGCGGCAATGCGAGCGGCCCCCAGCCCACCAACTTGAGAGATGAAGTTTGAGAACATATTCCCCAACAGCAAACAGTTCTCTTCAATGACCTCATAAGGGAATGGGGTAACATGAATATAAACAGGATTGCCACCATCTCGGCTGATGGTGCTAACCAGATTAAGATTTTTGTCAATTTTCACGAATTACACCCACATGTTGTCATTGGTGATGATGTAGCCAGAAATTGTGGCCACATAGCCGGGGTCCATACCGTTCATAGTTATTTCGTTGAAGTTAACTAAGTAACTGTTAAGAACGGTGTAATTTCCAAAGGTATTAGCATCTGGGGTAACTACAATTTCCCCAAGTGACGTGTCGGTCGCAAAGCGATTTTGATATGCAGCAGCAAGCGCCTGAGTCTTAAGCAAGTGAACTGTTAACGTAACTTGCTGATATGGGGCTTGGCTGCCTACCGTGCCTGTCATTGTTGGCAAAATATCGGTTGCTGGCCCGTCAGGACGCAAACTAACACCTTCTTTGCCAAGAAATGACGCCGTAACATTCAAAGACGGATCTTCAGTTACGGAAACAGCCCCACGAACGCGGTTAAGAAATCCCTGTGGTACTAACGGGTTTGCCATTTTTTATGCCCCTACAAAATTGGTTACGTTCAGGTTAAACGTGATTGACTCGAATCCACGGCGCGGTGTCATAACAGCGCTTAGCCCGTTATATTTACCGTCCTGATAATCGGAAGGATTCAGGCTGGTGTAATTACTGAATGGCACCGCATTGATCACAGCATTCCCCGCATAAGTGCCTTTCTCATATTCAGCATTGAAGTCAGTCTGAATTAGTTTTGCACCAATTACCCGGCCCAGGATTAACCCATAACTAATGCCATTGCGTAGCGTTTTCAGCGCGCGATTTTGGAGGCGGTCGATGCCTACTTGCTCATAGTAAAGGGGGTTGGTTGAGGTGTTAGAACCGTTGATGACTTCATTAGCCAGATCCAGCTCAAGGTTTATCGCCGTCCATGCGACTGAATACCAATAGTTGAATGGATTACTATCCAACATGTGTCCAGCTACCAGCATCTTATTGCTAAGTCCACCTTCTGCTGCCGTGCCAATGTAGTTGATGCTGTTATCTTGAAGCGTTTTCAGCAGTGTGCCATTACCACTCACTGGGTATTCTGTTACCCCATACATGAACCGATAGGCCATCGGCGGCACCATGTTTGATGAACCAGGGTCATTTGATAGCGAAGATTGGAATGGTCCAGCCATAGAAAACTCTGTTGCCGGAATATTTGGGGCTTCAACACCTGCAAAAACCGTCTTATTCTTGGTGGCAACCCAATCAGAGTAAGTGCCGATAGTGGTTGTAACAAAAAAGTAAACCAGAGAACTCGGCGATGTGTACTGCCCGGTTAGGGTTTTAAATGTCGCTTGCTCATCCCACTCGCGCGGTACCAGATAAGAGAAGAATTTCTGGTATGTATTACCCAGAGAGATATCTTCATCAATAAAAGTAGACAGGGCCGCAACACCGTTCTCCATGGATACATCACCAAGCTCAAGCACAAACACCGCTCGGTTAGTTCCTTGCGCCCAATATGAAGTGTTCATCTGGGTAATTTCATTCGACACTACAGTTTTCACTGAACCCATAACCGTGGACACGCCAGGGCTAACTAGCAATGGATAGGTGAACGCAGTTGATGTGGTTACCGTGGCAGTAAAGGCACCATTGTACCCAGCTGGAGTAACACCAGAAATCAACACTGGCACTTCATCGCCAATCGTCCAACCATGCGCTGCTGATAGCGTGACTGTTACTACGTTTGTAGCCCATTCAATGGTAGCAATCGATTTTGCTGGTTTTAGGATGGTTGCCAAATCTGATTTAGATGTCAGTAATTGGTATTCACCAGCGCTGAGAGTAGTCCCGCCCATGGAAATCATCGCCCCGGACTTAAGCAGTTGCGACGGCTTCGGTGGATTGGTCACCGATACGTTAATATTAACAATTGCCATTTAATTATTTCTCCGGATAAATGGACGGGATTACAGAAATAACCAACTTACGGGCGACATTCCTCATCCGTTGCTGGTAATAGTTGATCTTGAATTTGATGGTTTTACGCATAGCAATAACGTTTAGTTCGTTCTGCGTTACGCGCTCATCTTGAACGACAGGAATATTCATAATTCCCATTTCAGCGTCATCGCTTATCGTGTATTGCTGCATGTAGCGAAGGAAGTCCTCTATTGCAGCATTACGCAACCCGGTCACTGAAATGGTTACATCTTCCGATACAAGCTGGTATTGATTGCTCTTTTCATCCAGATAGAATGCGCCAGCAATAGGCGCTGCATTACTACACCTGACGGTTGCAAATGGTGGTGAAAGGTTCTGGATTGATAGCATCGCTGGATACATTGGCATGTACTGATTTAGCCCCAACCAGATCGGCAGGGAACTAGAGACAACCACATCAGTTAAATCTATATCATCAGCAGAGTTGATAATCTGCGAGCGCATATGCGGGTATACAGCTTCGCCAGTGTAGTGATACAGGTTAGCTGGCTCATTCAGGCCGGTTCGCCGAGAGAAAGAGAACTGTATTCCGTAAAACTCACCGATGTAGAGCACATCAGAACCAATGTCATTAAATGGGTCAATATCCGACTGAGCAGTGAATGTCACTACGTTTCGGTCGTAAAGCTGCTCATCATCCTGGATGGTTTCGGTTGTTAAGTGCAGGTAGCCTTTTACATCCACCGTATCTGGATCAGGATCTGGGTCATCAGTTAAAATTGACGCTTTCACCCAGAAAACAAACCCATCCAGCGGGAGAACCTTCCTAATATATTTTGTAAATGTGACAACCTCAGATCGGCTGATATCATCAAGACCTTGAGTCAAGGCCGCGTTAAGTTCTGTTTGTGCGGTTTTCTGTAGTTCAGTTAGGGAAGGCATTCAGCACCCCGCTTACCCAGGCACGCATTGAAGCCTGATAGTTTCCGGTGTCAACGAAAGATGCTCGCGGATCTCCTTTCTTATTTTTGAATCTCTTCGATATCCCTTCCATTGCCCGGCGAGTTGGAATTCCCGCTAACCCGTTCATCTCTTCATTGTCCAAAAACGCGACAAATAAGTTGTGCGTTCGTGACATTGATTCAGCTAACGGATCTCTTGTAGGTGGTGCGCCTGCAATCATATTTTCAAGACTGGCAGCAATATCATTAGCCATCATGTCAGCGATATCTTGACCGTACCGGTCAAAGAACGTCTGCATTATTTTGTACTTCCCCTCTAGCAACTCTGCTACGTCGCCGGTGGTTGTATTCTCATCCCCATAAGGGATGTCCATAACACCTAAATGGAGAGTGATCATGACAGCCCCCACAAACTCCCGAATTGCTGAGCAATCATCAGGTACCGACGACCCCAAGGGTCAAGAAGCATCTGAAGGTCAGCTAATGACAAGTCCTTGAAGAAATCAGGCACCAGGCGCTGAGAGCTTGTTGAGTTATCACTGGCCCCGGTGATCACCCCAGCCTTGAAGTTATTCAGCCCAAGCGTTTTACGAATCTCAGAAAATACTGATTCCGTCCCGTAGTTAACCAGGAATGAAGCAGCAAGGTTATATACCGCCACCGTATAGAGATTCGGCATCACAGAGGCAATGTCCTGATTAACCCACTCAACAGCGCCACCGTAAGCAAGAGCAATTGAAGGCGAGTCGTCGGGAACCTGAATAGCGGTAATCTCCATGTCAGTGCGAATGAATTCGATAAACCCCGACAGACTGATGGTCATTTACTTTTTACTCCCGCGCTTCTGGGTGACAATTGTTTCATTCACGCTAGGCGTGTCATTATTGTCATCACGGCCCTTTGTCTGCTCGACCGTGAACTCCATGTCACCGCCATAACCAGTGCCGCTATTCAGCAATGCATCGTCTTGAGCTGCGACTGACGCTTGACGGCGGTTATGAGAGGTTTCAGTCAACTTGTGGTCGTTATCTCTCATCGCTTTTTCGATGATCTTCTCTTGCACCGGCTTATCAATGCTGTAGCAAAGGCCAACAAAGTTTTTACTTTGGTCGATGGTTGATGCATCTATCAGCCCGTAAACTTGGTGATGCTGGATAACTGCACTGATTTCTTCAGTGTTACCATCAAGAACAATGGCTTGAGAGCCATAAGCAATAGGAATGTTGCGCAAGCGGCCCGTCTCTAAGGTACGGAAAGAGAACATGTGGCGCTGCTTAGTAGTGTTTGCGATATAAAGCTTCATCGTTTCCCCCAAAATAAAAAACCCCTGAAGGATTTAACCAGCAGGGGTTTTTATGACAACGCGCAGACTTAAGCGCCGTAGGCCATAGATAAGATAGTGATAGCTTCCGGGCGAACGGCCCAGCCAGATGTTGAACGCATTTCTGCTAACACGTCTACTGCGCCACCCGCGATAGGTGTAGGAATTTCGCGAGGTGCAGCCATGTCGCAGAACATCAGGGCATTTGCAGCTAGAGAAGGTGAGAGTTTGGCAAATTCGTTGGTATTAACGGTTGAGTTAACCATCGGGACTTCAACTTCAGGGATGGTAATTAACACAACGTCTGTACCGCCAGCGCCGGCACCGATCAGTGTGTCATCGTAAACCCAATCAACCTGAACGCCGGCACCTCTCAGAACTTCCTTCACCATCCCGCCAACTGCATCAGTACCACCACCAGGGCGCTGATATGATGTCAATTGAACGATCTGCTGAATTTCCATAGCACCAAGTACACGCTGAGGGCCAAGGATGACAATGCGCTGTTGGCGACCTAACTGCATGGTTCGAGTAAGCGCGGCCTGAACTTGACCAAGAAGATAAACCGCCATTTCCCCATGGTCGTAAGTCAGGACTGTGGTGTTACCGCTTGAGTCTGCTGGTAGAGTATCAGTGGTTGCGCCTGCGGTATTCAGCAAGCCCTCACCGCCAGCTGGGTTCATACCAAACAGTAAGCTGGTACGAAGTTGCTGGAAGATACCCTGACGCATACCAAGTCGCTGAGCCTCAGGCAGTGCCACATTCCAGTTTCCTGCTGCGGCCATGTCATGGTGGTCATAGATACCACGGCAACGGAAAAGATATGTTGGCGTGGAAATCATACGGGCTTCCATCGCAACACTCGGCAACTGGTTAGCGTTACCGGATTGACTTGATGTGACTTGGGTTCGGATATCAAGACGACGCATGTAAACATACTGGTCGCCAACACCCAGCCGAACTTGTGGGTTACCGCTGGCGATGGTTTCAAATGCACCTGACGCCTGCTGATAACCAATGATCATCTCCGGTGCGATGTACGACGGATTGACGATCGTGTAACTCGGAGTAATTGCAGCCATTTAATTCAACTCCCGATTAAATTAGGACCAGCGCGCAGCTGTCGTGATCATTCCATGTCAGGAAACCCGTAACGCTGTCATAAGAAACGGTTTTCGAGTTGCCAGACTGTATTGAGATAACTTTGGCCGGTAGCGTAATGTTCGCCAGAGTTACCGCGCCAATAGTTCCCTGTGTAGTTGCTGCGCCACCAGGTGTTGACGCTGGCACATAGGTGAAAGTGGTGGCTGTCGGCACTGAAGTGACAATCACAGTGCCGTTATAGGCCGCAGGGACAGCGCCGCTAATAGTGATGTATTTGCCAGCAGTTAATCCATGCGCTGCGCCAGTAGTGGCTGTCGCAACACCACCACTAAATGCAATGGCGGTGGTGGCAATATCATCACCTGTATAACCCGCATCGGCAGCGGTGGTGATTTGGTTGTTAACGAAGTCCCACGCCAATGCTGTTTTTACAGATGCATTTGCGTTTGCAGCACCTAACGCGATCACCGCAGAAGATGCTTTCAATGGGATTCGCATGTTCGCGCCAAAGCGATAGAAGGAAACGCTCATGCCTGACGCAAATAACGGAACAGGTGATTGCGGAGTGGTCAGACCGTTGTGCGCCTGATTGAAAACTGTAAACCCTTCGATGTCAGCTACGCCAAGCGCTCGGCGAATGGTCGAGCCGCGAGGGCTGGACGATACGCCGGGGATAAGCTCAGCAACCGGAACGCCGCCCCACAGAGGTTTAGTCTCAGTAGCGGAAACGGTACCGGAAGCAAGATTGAAACGATTAGCCGGGTCATCCAAAGCAACGCCTTGAATGAAGCCGTCAGACTGAACACCGAAAGAACCCAATGCGTTAGTCGTCGCCATTGGGTTTAGAGATAAAGTAGCCATGCTTTAATGCTCCCGTTAAGCCTGGTTGTTGAACATGGTGACCTGACGCTTACCTGCTTGGAATGGTCCCCAGGTAGCAGCCGGATCGCCTTCGAATGTACTAATCTGACGACCAGTAACGTCGGAGCGTTTAATTTCACGCAACATGCCAGGCCCAACACTCAAACTGGCTGAGGATTGCGCATCGACGTAAATTTGTTTTTCTGCAATATTCAACAATGCAGAGTCTGCGATTGAAGAGAGATCAACTGCTTTGTAATCACCTGAATGTTCCTGTAGTTGGATCATCAGACGACGACGATATGACAGTGGCTTCTCACCAGATAGCGGCATAGGTGCGCGCTTACCCAACACAGAGAACACGCTATCCGCCTTAACTTGCGCATCAGCCAATTCATTTCGTTCGGAGTCGGATAACTCAGTAGGGATACGTGATTTAAGTTCAGCTACTTCACGCCGCAAGTCTGAATCAGCCTTTTCCTTTCCTTCTGCATCAGCATCAGATTTGGCTTTTGCTTCTGCGTCAGATTTTTCTTTCTCATCCTTTTCCTCAGCATCTGCTTTGGCCTTGGCCTCTTCAGCTTCTTTTGCTTCAGAATCAGCCTTTTCTTTCTTTGCATTCTCTTCAGCATCGGCTTTTTCTTTAGCCTCTGAGTCGGCTTTCGCCATGCGAGAATCCATGCACTTATTAAATAGTTCTACGAATTTGTCTTCGTCCATTATTTCAGCCTCGTTTGGAATGGAATCAGATTTAACACCAGTAGGGTCAAGGAGCTTGTCCCATACGCCCTGCTCACAAATTGCAACATGGTCGAGCAGCTCAGGGGATGGCTCCACCAGTAGAGGCTGACCGTCAACTATGATTGATTTAGGGATCTCAACAAACTTTACGGTTGGTGAGGTGCTTAGTTGCCGTGTCGCCATAATTTCAGCGGCTTCGGCGTCATATACTCTGGCAATAGCCCACACCTCGCCCTTATCAGCAACCCAACTATTCGTCAGGGTCCCGATAACGCGCTCTGCAAACTCATTGCTATCAAGTATGTTTTTCTTAGGGTGAAGCCAGATGAGCGGCAGTCCCGCTACACGCTGTAAGAACTCTGGGGTGAGATAGTCATCCGGGTTACGGAAAGTCATCTCCTGACCTGCGGAACGCCATGTAACACCAGTACCGGTCACCCGTATGGCGTACATCCACATGTTTATGAAGTATTGCGGGCTGCTTAATGTCCCGTCGGAGATAAGTGCGGCTACCTCGGTTTCGTTGAGTGCCTGCCGGCCCAGCATTTCAGCGAATGGCTGATGAAGAGGCTTAGGAAGATCATCAATGTGAAACCATCCAGCAGCCAGTGACTCATCGTTAAGTTTCGCCTCAAACTGATCCGTTACCTCTGCACGAAGCGTCAGATAATCGCCGTAAACGCTATGCGGGGTTAGTAGACCATCATATTGATAGCCAACCTCCTCAAACACTTCGCGCCTTGCGGCATCGACGGCAAGCTCACCTGGTTCTACCTTCCCTCCTGGTGGGCACCACGTACCATCGTCAGAACGCTGGTTCAGGAAGACAAACTTCCCATGACGAAACATTATCCCGCTGCCAAAAATAGCCACGTTTCAATGCTCCTTTAGTTTTGTTTATGTCCTCCCATCGACTCCATAAACTTTTTACCCTTCTGGGTAAGCATGTCTTCAGGGATGCTGCGGAGGTTGTATAGGTAGGTTACGTAACAACGGCAAAATGGTTCCTCGCCTGGCTGAGTTATCTCATCCAGATAGCCAGCTTGACCCGGCTTCACATAGCCATTCTTCTGTGCCCAATTGCCGCGAATAAGATAAAAGTGCTTATCCCTCTCTTTATGATCAACGCGGTAATCGTATCCAGCCTGTCGCCAATGGCTGTGCCACTCAATAGCGATAGCGTTGTTGTTTGTTGCGATCACATTGTCGATGTTGGCAATCAGTTTGTGATTCTGGTCAATCATCACGCGCCGTGCTTCATAGTCCATTTGCTCGGCTGTCTTTTGGATGTGCTGTGCAGTTTTCAGCATGCCGCCCTGATTGCCGACCAGAGCAATGCTTGCTGATGGAGGGATACTGCTGGCCCACCCGCTAAACCGAGATAACGTAGTGTCGATAGCTTTGCTTCTGTTCAGTTTAATGAGGTCAACACTGGCGAGAATGCGGCGATCTAACTGCGCCCTAAGCTGTGGCTCAAGATGGTGAATGGTAAAGCGTGCTATTCCTGGATGACGATTAAGAACGCCACCATTGGTTACTTGGCGCTCGAATGAATGCCTTAATCTTTCAGCTACCATTCCGGCATAATCGTCAGCAGTAGCCCCCTCGGCGGCCCCTCTAATAAGAGACTGCCAGCGCTCCAGCTCACTGCTTGATGAGTATCCATTCTTCAGGAAATACTTAACCGCCTCTCGCACAATTCGCGTGAACTGGTTCATAGCGGCATCCCGTCAATTGGCTCCTGTGGGCTTGGTATCTGCTCAGGAGGATTATTTAACAAAGAGTCGTAATCAAGATTCAGGCGCTGCGGGAACAAGTGCTCGTTAGCGTTGGCATTCTCACAAGCCCACTCAATCAACGTGGCCCTGTTATCTGGGTCTGAGGTTAGCTGTGGTAGCAATATTTCCAGAGTGCTGACAATGGCTTTAAATCGCGTCTCATCAACCTTAACTTTCTCGCTTTCTGGCTCCTTCAGTGATGAGGGCCATGCGTACTCAAAGTTATTAATCCACTTGGTGAAATACAGACTGTAGGTGTTCTTTATTTCTGGCATATCTGCACGGAGGGTTTGGAAGAATTCGATACTCCAAGCACGGTACTGACAAATGCGAATGAAATAGTTATACAGCTCATCAAGCCACTCGCGCAGATCATCAATGTAAACGGCTACCGCTTTAGCGTCCTCGGTACCCTCACCAAATCCCTTAGTAAATGTCTCACTGTTCAGGATGATGGCTGGCATGTCGGCGGCGGCGGCGATGTTAGCCAAGATATGGTTTCTCACCGTGTCGAGCGGCTTATCAAGGTTATTAAGGTCAATTGACTCGATAGTGTCTTCGTGACCGACCTGTAACACCTCGCCAGTCCGCCCACGCTTAAGCATCATTCTCTTAATGCCGCTAAGCTTCTGCATCGCATTGTTGATGATTGAGCTTGGCCCTTTAATTTTGGTTATCAGCAGACCACCCTTCACTGCCACCATGTCATCGGTGCGCATGGTTTGAATGAACGATTTCAGTGGGAACAAGGCGCGCTGATAGACGCTTCGCCCTGTAAAACCGAAAGCTGCTGGGTTATACGCGAGGTAAATTGGCGCTTCATTCTGGATCACTACACAACGGGACTTGTGATATGCCTTACCCGCAACCCGGATGCCATCAACTTTTTGGAAATCCTGAGCGTTAGGGTCTTGGTTGAGAACAATACTGCCAGCGGTGTTTAGCGGGTCAAGAATGTTAAAACTGATGTTGTGCTTGTACAGCGTGCGGAAATCAAGGGCTACTGACGGCTCTTGGTTATCTACCAACATCGCTATCGCAGATGTACCGTAAATTCTGGCAATCCGTGCAGCATTTGAAATATGGCGGTCAGCACCAAGTGATCGCCACTCGCGCTCGAATGCTTCTCGTAGGCGCTGTTCAAGCGCAAATGTTTGGGAAACGTGTACCGTTCTTGGTTCGTTCATCGCCATTTTAATTGGGCGATCTACCATTTTCCCGCCCAATGGGTGGTAGAGGTAAATGGTCTTACAGATCTGATATCCGGTGCTCATTCCTGGCTGGATATCATCACCCTCCAGAAGTAGTGACAGTTCTGGTGAGCTGCTGCCGATTTCAATTTCGTCGTCAATCATTTTGTTATCTCATCAGAGTGCGTCGCCGCTACCGAATGCCAGTATCAGCCCATACATGTAGTCATCGAGCAGGTCATCAGCGCGCTTATGTGCGTTCTTATCTGCGAGATGGAATCGGGATACTTGCTTAAATAGATGGTTGGCTGTCTCGCCCTTAAAGACGGCCGTTTTCTCGAAGGCATGACGCGATATCTTGGCTAGTCCACGGTAGTGATAACCGGAGGCCATAATTGCGCGCTCATCTTTCCCTTTGCTTGTTAGTGCTGACTCTATCTTTTTGACAGGCCAGCCCATGCTGTCGCCTTTTTGCAGCAAGATGCTGCCCATACTGGCGTCTTCAATGAACAACCCAAGACTGCCGTTTACAGCGACGCACTGCCCTGTTAATTCATTTAGTCGGTCGAATACGGAGGGGAGATAAACCTCTAATAGAGCGCCATCGATTTGCACAACATCCCAATCAAGGATTGTTAGTCGCTCCATGCCGGGCCGAGTTTCAATGGCGTAGTAAACTACTGCTGTTCCGTCATGCTCTGTGCCGCCCTTAACTGCCGTGTCCATTACAGCAAAAACCGCCTGACACATGGCTGGGTACTCAACAGGCTTCTCGTCAATGAACCACTTGCTTATGTCAAATAGGGCAGATGATGACCAGTCAACAAATTCAGCCAAGAACTCCTGACGGAATACGCGGGGATCATTATTCTCCCGTTCCTTTTCCAGCTCTTCAGGTGGAACAAATGGATTAGATGACGTTGGTGCGTGATGCTCAAAGAAGCCAAGCTTCTTATTGTTGCAAATGGCGTAGAAAAAATTATCGTCGTCAATACCGTCAGGAGTGGAGAATACAAATGCACGGCCTTTCGTAGTAAGAAGCGTCGGTTTTATAGACTTGGTCCATATTTCCTTTAGCATTTCCGGTGATTTGGTGAATGCAGCTTCATCGATAAGCACAATGTCGTACTCACGTCCACGACCAGCCAGCTTGTTATCATTGGTAACCCAGAAATCAATCTTCCCAGCGTTCTTAAGCAGTAGGCGCTTTTCCTGTCGGCTAAAGCTTTTTTTCAGCGGCTGAAGAGCTTCTTCAAGCTTGTCGTAAATTTCCTGATATTGCCGATATTCGGCGGTAAATATACCTACTCGCCCACCTAACTCTACATCCATTCCGGGGCGCTTAAATGGTGCTGTAGCATAAGTAACAGCAGCACTGGCGAGCATGAAGGTTTTACCCCACCGCCGCCCGCAGCGGATAGCGTTAAGACGGTGATCCCACGCATCAGACCAAACCTTTAACTGCCCATCGTGTAGCGTCGGTAGATATATGTCGGCCATATTATCTCCCAGGGATTGGCAGCGAGTTATGAACGACAATCGCGTTATCGCTATCTCCGTCCTTCATTTTGTCTATTTCAAGCTCCACCTTTTCAGTGGCAGCCTCACGGTAAGCAGCATCGATCTGCATCTTGATGATCGTGCCTTTCGTGTACTCCAGCGATTCAATGCGCGCAGTGTTACGGTGCATGGCCTTCTCAGCCGCACTGATGTTGTCCCGTAGTGCCTTCTTGGTGTCATCGTCAACAGCATCATCTAACTCAGTTCGCCAGCGCCCAATATTCTCGGCGGCAGTAAGACTGGCAGCGCGTAACCAAAACAATTCGTCATCTAACGTCAGGCAGTTAGCATCTTCGCTGATAGCGTCAGTTAGCAGCATGCGACGACCATAGCCACCATGCTTTAGTGCGTGCTGATTACCTGATGGAAATGGATTAGTCGGAGGGGAGTATCGAGCACCACGTATCGGTTTCGCGTCTGGAGAATTCGTGTCTTTTCCTGATTCGCGGTTTCTACCAGATTCCTTTGGCTGCCTACTTTTGGCGTCTTTTCCTTTCTGCGAATTCGCACTTCTATTCGCACTTTTACCATTCGCATTCGCAATTTTGATGTAGCGCTTTGCAGTGGAGTAATTAAGTCCTTGTGCCTCGCACCAATCTTTAGGGGAGATGTTTGATTTGGCATGGTCGGCGAGGAACTGTTCTTGAATGGCTCCCCAATCCGGTCTTGCCATATTTGCTCCGTTGGTTATCGCAGCTTTGCCACGTCTTCACAGAGTTGCTCTGCTACTTCTCGTCTTTCCGAGCCGCCAAGATAGGCCCAGTGAAACAGGCGATCACCTCCATCGAGAGAAGCTATCTATTCCTTGTCGGGGGAATTCTACTTAGCCAGGCACACGTTATTGATATACGCCTGCAAGCCGCTTATTTGGCTGGTTGCAATTCCGATTCGCTCTCTGAGACTGATATAATCCCGTTGAGCGGACTCAGTAAGTCTGGCGCTGGCATCATCAGGGATGCTGGAGGGGCCGGTGGTTTTGGACACTGGCTTTGTACATGTGGCGTTGAGCTGCAACCGCTTAGTGCCATTAGCGATATCAGCACGAAGGCGCTCGTTTTCAGATTTGGCATCTGCCAACTCCTTGGTGTGTTTGATATCGATAGCGGCTACGGCTTGGCGCTGGGTTTCTATCTGGTCGAGAGTGGCTTGTTGCTGCTTGGCTACCTTGCTTAATTCGGCTACATCACGGTTTAGTGATTGCACTCTGTAGTGGTAGTAAGTTAGCTCAAGCAGTGAAGCGACTAGCACAGCAATGAGTATTGCCGTTACGCGGTTCATGATAGAAACAGCGCCCTTTCTCGCTGGCGGCGTGGTAGCAATATCTCTGGGTCATTACCGGCTTTCTTCCACATAAGGAATGCATCAGCAGCACCTTTGTAATCACCAGCGTTAAGTCGTTTCAGCACGGATGAATTAGCGAATGCGGTCGGCCCGATGTTGAATATCAGACTACACAACGCATCGTACTGGTTCTGAGCAAGGGGGGATTTCACGTTAGTTGCGATGGACTTTTCAACCCAGGCCAAATCAGAGCGCAGCAACTCAGATGATTTGTCTTTGCTAATAACCATGCCAACAGCAACTGGCTTTCCATCAACCACGCCAGTGTGCCCAACTCCAACAGTCGGGATGCCGCGAGAGTCTTTATAGCCAGTCAGTCGCTCGCCTTCTTCGCCCTTAAGTTTGTTAATTCCGTTCTGACTGATTTGCATCTGATACCCCGACCTTGCGCTTAACAAGCCTGAAAGCGATTTCACGAATGGCTGACAGTCCAACCATCCCAATCATGCAACTGACAAATATTTCTATCTTTCCCGCAGCTACTTCAGCTAAAGCGCCATTCAGCCACGGAATGGAATCTATGAGTCGTATAATCAGGGGGGCAACTATTGGGCCGAGGTTCACCCCGACAAGGCCACAAACCAGCCCCTCTCCAATCCCCTCTCTTAATCGACCACCGCCCCATACCACGCGCCTAAATGCGACGATAAAGCCAACAAGGAAACCGTTAATTGGCGTCGAGTGCAGGGAGTAAAATGCAAATAACGCTCCCAGCCACCCTGGGTCTTTTTCTGGCATTCTCATAACCACCTCCCCATTTGGGGAATTATCTTCCCGCCATTGGTCGGGTTCGTATGCTGTTGTGTAGGAATAGCCCGCCGCCGTGATCCATTCAGACCCGGAGTTTTCTTGAGGGTGATTGGCGCTGACGGCGGGCTAAATAAAAAAGGCCACCAAATTGGCAGCCTTAAAAGTTGGTGTGTGGAACTGAGGGTATTAGCCTCGCACGTTTCGTCCTGTAACTTTTCAGAGTTCCACATTCGGCTGGATACTGTTTCACAACGATTGGATTAACCAATCCAGTACCCATGCGAATGTAGAAATGAAAAAGCCCCGGCGATTAACCGAGGCTTTGAATTCTTGTTTACCAACTCAACGGATGCAATTACCACCGTTAGAGATGAATCTAGTCCATTTTTCCGATAAATGCAAGACTTTGTTTTTATAATGTCGCCATCCGTGGCAATCATGCTCCCATCGTGTTCTATCGGGTTACTTTTGCAAGCATTGAATCAGCCACGCCCTCTTCCATTAAGCATTTCGTTACCAGCAGCTCATATAGCGGCTTAAAGCTCTCGTAGCATGTGCTGGATGCCAGTTCAGGAAGGTGCTCTCTAATAGCCTCGTAGACGTCAGAAAACTTAAGCCGCGAATATCCACGACCTGAGCATTTCCCACAGGTTTTATAAACCGGAATCCCCTGTTGTTCTGATTTCTCTTTGTCCACCACAGTGCCTTTCCCATTACAGCGGCATGAGTTGGAAACCACCCCTTTCCCACCGCACGGCTTACATAACAATTTTACTTTTTCACGCAGATCCCTATGGACTTCATACTCGGAAGGCCGGAATCCCTCAACTCCAAAACTAATGGAGCCTTTAACGATCTCCCTGTTGAATAGTGGCATTGAAGTTTTAGTCGTGAACACCTCTGACTCAGTGAACCCTTCCCCTTTGCAGCATTCACATTCGCGAACACTGGCCGCACTCCGCGCATAATCTGCAAACGCATATCTTGCGAGTGTTTGCACGACGCTTTGTTTAATATCCTCATCGAGCTTAGAGATTGCTTTGTACTTAACGGATTCTTTCAGCGCATATTGAGTAAGACTTTCCACGGCGCGATGCGGATTACTGATCCCCTGCTTTGCCAAGAACAATTCCAGCCCGAAGCCGCTTTTAAGGTCTGCCAACCCTAACGCTGCCATGATATCGGTGCCGGTAAGTGAATCAGAAGCCGTTGCCCGTGGAGAGTCACTGATTAAAGTGGATTTAGCGAAGAAGTGTTTCGTTATTGATTCCAGTCTCATACTGCCCTCTGCTTGTCAGTGTTAACAGTGCTGCTCGATCTACGTTCGCAATGTATGAAGTTGCTCATTAAAACCTTGATTATTGAGTACTCCATCTCAAATCCGTAGCGAGCCTTGCCAAGACGAAAAAGCAATCGATACTCCCACAGTCTCCATAAGCGACTTTTAAACCGGTCTGGGATGTATATCGAGACGAATAAAATGATTATCACTCTGCCTCCAGCTCAGTAATGGATATTGATAGCCGCCCACCCTTTTCAATCGGCTGCCGCTTAACCCTGAAATCATCTATCTGCTCGTCGTCTTGCATAAATCCCGCGTGCACCAGCGAATCAAAGACGGCCTTTTGCAGGTTGTCTAAGTCACGGCGGCGGCGGTCTGGTACGTGTGCTGATATTGATATTTTGAGTCGTGCGGAGGTGTTGATATCGAGGTTGAGCTGTTTGATGGTATCGATTACTGCTTGTCGGTATTTGGTGCCTTTCTCGCTGATGTAGTGCCTTCCCCTTGAGTGTCGCCAGTAAGTGTTAACACTGGGTGGCCAGGGTAGGTCTATGTGATATTCGGTCATATCTTCACCTTATTCTCCGACAGTAGAATTGCCTGTGTCCTAACCATTCCCTCCAGGTGAGCCAAGTGTGCACTCTCGACATCCATGATGTGTGTGCGACGGTCTATTTCGTCATGACACGCAGAGCAGCACCATGCGCCGAAAAGGTCAGGCGGCTTGATTCCGGTACCGCATATTCCCGATAGCCGGTAGTGGGCCAGCACTACGGTTTCGTTATTCCCGTTACATATACCCGGTAATCTAACTTGGCACTCGCGGCCTCTAGCCTCTTTGCGTAAATTAGCCACGGATAATCCTCCACCAGATGTATGAGAGTAGTCCGGCCGGAATAAGGGAAATCCCCAGCGCAGTAACTGCAATAATTTCAATCACCATCATCTTCCTCCAGCATTTCTCTCGAGGCGTTTTCACGTTCGCATTGGTCGCAACTGTAAATTTCATCAGGCTTCAGTGTGGCGCGGCAGAACGCGCAGACGGAGCGCTGTAATTCAAGCATTCTTTCTACTCCTGAGTCTTAGCCAGCGTTTAGCTAATAACGGATAGATAGCGTCATACGTGGGTATTTCGCTGGCGGGGATTTGTTTGGTTGGCTTGGTTCGGTGGGATACTTTGAAGATTGAGTTTTCCATTACTGCAACTATGCTGCTTTGCCTTTGTCGCATGGCGCATTTCCCCATCGGTTGGCCCACTCCACTTCTCGCTTGGCATCATCGCTAAACTTCACGTTATGCTCAGTGCCGAACCAGTAAGCAGCCTCGATAACCTCTACCATCTCGCTCTTTCTCATCTGGCTTGTGCGATGACCAAAGCGAACATAGCCACCAGTAATGCCCGGCGCCTGTCTGCGTTCCTGCTTCTTGGTTTCTGCTACAAGGTCAGTGATTAAATCCTTCCAGTCCTCTTTGCTGTACTTCACGCCATGCCAGTAAACCTGCTCGGCTATATCAGTAAGCAGCGGCCACATTTTGTTATTCTGTGGAAGACTTCGCTTAGGTTCCTGGATGATGACTTCTTTGGGGGATTTGAAATCGAGCGGTGTGTTTCTGATGGCTGCTATTGCGTTTTGTCTGATGCTTTCGTTTAGAAGTAAATATTTTTGATTAACCATCAACTACTCCTTTCAGTTGCTGCCGAACGGTTTGTATCATCGTTTGTAGCGCATACAAAGCGTCTGGTGACCTGTCATCTTGAAGGGGTGTAATCATCAGGAGTTGGGGCATCATGTTTACTGTGTTGATGTATGCGTCGCAGAGTTGGCGGCATTGCTTCTTAGATAGGGTTATTGTCTTGTCCATAGTCACTTCCGAAACATCATGATGGTTAAGCCGTTTTTGGTTGCTACCTTCATCGTGTCATTCTCGGTTAACTCACTCAGATTGAAAGCGTCGTACAGTTCGTTAATGGCTTTCTGCTTTCGCTCTTCTTTCTTGCGCTTATCCCATTTCCTCCAGACGATTCTTGTTAGCCAATCGAATGCTTTAGATATGATGTACAGGTAACCTAAAACAGCTAAAAATACATTCAGATAGATTGATATCTCACTGGTCATAGTGGCTTCTCCGGCGCGGCGGGCAGTGGTGAAAGCAACTCATCAACAGCCTTGCATGTGGTAGTTAGCTGTTCGTATTCGTCTTTCCAGCGACCAGTGCCAATGAAATCACCGTAAACATCAGCACACCAGGCTTTTTCAAAATGGGCGGTGTCACGTAAGTTATTAATTAATTCAATCGGCACCAGTTTCCAACCATCCGGTATCTCCGGAGAGTTCAACGGTGGGGTGGTGTAAACGATGCGGCGGCGGGTGGGGTCGTATTGGACATAAAATCCTTTATCGCAGTCATCCCAAACCCATTCAATGTCGTCGAACATGCATACCCCTGACTGATACTGATAAATCGGCTCAGCCCTCTTTGCAGCTAACGCGATTCGGGCTAGGGCTGCTACATCGCCACATTGAGCGTGGTCTGATTTAATGAAATCGTTTAACTGCTCTACAGTAAAACCATCAAGCTCTTTCATATCAATGCCTCATGACCTAACCCTGAATCAGTGAACGTCAATACAACCTTTGTTGGGTCAGCCTTTTGTGGCAATTCGTTTGGTTTGCAAACAATGAAACCGACGCCAAATTGTTCCGCATCTTGCTGCGCTTTTGATACCACTAACGCGATGTCAATTAGAGCGAAAACCTCTTCAAGGCTTGGTGCTGATTCTTGGATTCTGTCCAGAAATGAATTTCTGATTTCTTCCAGTCTCTCTACAGTGAAACTATCTAATTCTTTCATTGTTTTAGCTCCAGTTCTTTTGCAATTATCTCTTTCACCACCCGCAGTGAATTACCCTCTTCGTAAATAATCGCGCCAGTTTTAAGAGTGATTCTTGCGCCAACATACTTCGATTGATATCCATGTCTGTGAACCTCGACGGCTGCAATTTGTTCTATGTCAACAAGGCAGTTACCGATGCTGATTAATCTGCTCATTCACTCTCTCCCTTGATTCGAATACCGGCAGTGCGGAGAGCCTCGGCAAACCAGTCTATTGTGTGGTTTATTCCCAGCGCATATTCAGGGTCAAACGAGCAAGGCCAGCAAACGTATCGCCCTTTATTTTTTCCTGAACGCTCTAACTTGGCCCGCTCTGGCAACTCCATCTCGATGCTTTCACGCCCGGCTTGATATGCCTTTTGAACTGCATTTTTAAATGTTTCAGGTGAAAGTGTGAGACTACTGGCGGGAACGATAAATTCCGATTTAAACCAAGCTTCAAAGTCAGACTGCGATTTAGTTATGTCCATCATGCGAATGCCTCCAGCTTGCAGCGATCAAATGCCTCTTTCGTAATGCCGGGCTGAATGCCGTTACCAAAAATAACCTCACCCTCTAGCGTTAATACCCAGCGCCAGTTTTTGAACATCCGATTTGATATTTCTTTGCACTTTTCACTCGTCAAAACTTTGTCAGGAAATTGCTGATAGTTATCAAGCAGCCATTCCATAGCATCGGTGTATTGAATGGCGTCGGAATACATCATTGTGTCCATCATGCCGCTCCTTTTAGTTCAAGCAGCGGAACGCCGCGGCGTATCAGCTTGCATTGCTCAATATGGCCAATCAGAAACGGCTTTGGCTTTTTCTGAAATCCAGCCACCATGTTCTGAGCGTCATCCATCCCGATAAGCACCGGCAGATATTCGCTGGGGCCAATAAGCAATGCTGACCTGTACCGCTTTTCAAACTCTTTGGCACGAAACGGCGCTTCGTCTTCAAGCATCCCAGCAAAGTCTATCCAGCCGCCCATTTCGGTAATCACCGAGTGGATAAGCGGATCATCGAACACGACACTATCTCTGCGCCCATAACTGCAAACTGCTTTGTAGGCTTTCGACCACGCCAGTAGCGCCCTTCCGTCTTTACTGCCCTCGATATGCCGGATCAGGTCCGCTGGTTTCGGGAAGAATTGCCCGTTGTCAGTGTCCCGTGTATGCCCCTGAAATGCCTTTTGAACTTCTGCATTTTCATAAATCTTCAGAGCATTCCAGTAAATCCCAACCATCACTTCGGAAATCTCACGCCCGTAAATCTCGCCAATCGCCGCCATGGACTGCGCAAACTTAGGCTTTTCTGTATCGTTCATCAGAATGGTGCTCCTGCGTCCTCGCTGCTTCCCACCCAGTTCTGTAGGTTCTGGATGTTTCTGGCAGTGACTGCTGAGTATTTGCCATCGGCGATAGCCTTGGCGTGTTCATTGCCTGACAGGTCACGAAGTCTCTCCACCTGAGCAGCGTCACGCAGGATGGTTTCGATTCCGTCATATCGTTTGTTACCGGGGTTCTTGCCCATTAGCCAAGGGTCATTCAGAGCGCCAGATATGGCTAATAGCAAATCATCAACTGGATAGCCTTCTGCCAGTCGAGCGTTAATCCGCTTCCTGCGTTTGTCATCCAGCTTTGAGGTTGGGTGGTTGTGGGTTTCTTTCCAGAACTCAAAAACGGTTTTAACACTATCGTCCCCCTTGGGGGATTTAGGGGGTTTAAGATCTTTATGTTTATTTGTCTTTGGAAGAATGTCTTTGGTGTTCCCTGTTTTCGGGGATACCTCTCCCTGATTTTGGGGATGGTTATCCCTGTTTTCGGGGATGGTTTGAATGCTCTTTTTTCTATCCCCGTTTTCAGGGATGGTTACCGTGATTATTACTGCTTCAACCTCTCCACTCGGTTCGAATGCCAAAATGCATTTAGGACAATTTGGCTTCGTGTAAGCCCACTGGTTGAGATTGGTGTTAATACCCATGTAACGGGTCTGACCTATACGTCTAAGGCTTATGATGCGTCGGTTAGCGATGGATAGCACCGCCTCGGATACATGCTTTACTGTCAGGTTAGTTTTGTCCGCAATCAGGCTGTTAGTTATCCGATCCTCTTTTTTCGACCATCCGTATGTAAGCCGGATGATTGCATTGAGAACGCGGAACTCACGACCTGATAACTCAACCTGACAGACAGCATCCTGTATCTGATTAGCCAAGCGCAGATAACCATTTTCGAGGTCTGCCACATGACCTCCCGATTGATCTGTTTGGATTTGCTTGCGTTGGAAGTCAACGCGCCTAACGACATTACTCATTTGGCCTCCATGCGCTCAAACTCAATTACCCATACCCATGGGTTAGCCTGCCAACTTTTCGGGTTATCAGCCCCATAAATAGACTGCCAGAGGGAGCCGAATACATACCTAGCTGGTGAATGCTCATTAGCTGATACACCTTCAGCCAGTGCGTCCTGCTCACTGATATCCTTCAACCGCTCAACACGAACGCCAGTAATCAACAGGTTGATACGGGATGCCCAGCGCGGCATGTGTAGGGATGGCACCCACTTAGCGGGGCAGACAGTTGCCTTGCGCATCTCCTCAATCCAGTCATGGTCAGCGCGATAAGTGATTAAGCCGCCATGCTTGTTCCATGTCTCGCGAACCCATAACTGATCGCCGGGCTTACCGAGTGGGCACGGAAAGTAACTGCTTTCACCTAAATTTCCATACCACTGAAAATTGAAGTCATCGTTATGCCGAACATGGACAGTTTCAAGATCCTGCCCGGCTGGCTGGTTCCCCATAATCCGGCGAGTCTGCGTCTTGCGACCACTGAGAATGGCTTGAACCATCTCGGCATTGAAAAGTATTGGCTTCTCGTTCATAATTACTCCTGTGAATTGATCCAGTTAAAAGTTCATAGTGAATTGTTCTGAAGCCTCTGTTCGCGCAGGGGCTTTTTGCTTTCCGGTCACCGCTATCACAGCCTGCCTTGCGATTTCCCTTATCACGCTCGTCTCCCATATCTTCTCCAGAAGAACAAACGTCACTGCCATGTCATGTACGTTTAACCGGCTTACCTTTGATTCGGCCCAGCCAGCCTCCCGCGCAAACTTGCTCTGGCCCTTGATAGCCATTCGGCTTCGTAGCTCAGATTCAACTTCCATAATTCTCTTGCTGTTACTTGCACGTTCCATTGCGTACTCTTCCCTTGTTAGATGTTGTTACGTGACAAAGCTGTGAGCTTGTCACTTTGGTAGTGGTGCCCTCGAGTCAGGGCGGTCAGTGGTGTTAAAGAGCGGTGGTGCTTAACTTGCTTTCAGAAACTCAGCTAGGTCAGTCAGATCTTGCCCCAACTCGTGCGGCTTAACTTTCCCGCCAGTCGCTTTGACGATTGCTTTTACATAACGAAAATCGATGCCACCACCGTGGAGCCAGCGCCAGACCGTTGGCTGTTTAACTCCGCAAAGATCTGCGAGTTTTTGCTGGCTCCCTGCGATTTTGACCGCTCGCTCAATAGCCTTATTGGTCATGATTATTCCTTTTAGTATTGTGTTCATGGTGATAATAGCAATGCGTATAAGTTTATGCAATAGCGAAACGGATTTGACGAGCAATACGCTCGGCTATAGATTCACGAGTATGAAAACTACTCTTGCAGAACGCCTAAATATCGCGATGCAGTTGCGCGGAAATATGACTCAAGGTGCCTTAGCTAAGGCGTCGGGGATCTCTCAGCCAACGATCTGGAGGCTAATCAAAGGTGAGGCCAAAGGGACTAAGAAATTAGTAGATATCGCGAATGCTTTAAACGTAAACGCGGAGTGGTTGGCTAATGGTGTTGGTGAGATGGAAGGTAATAATCCAACGCCAAGAGTTGATAGGATTGATAACAATAGCTACGTCCCAGTATGGACAGTAGCAGGACAGACGAATGACTCCGTAGTAGCTCCTGATGGAAAGGTAACTCCGTCTTGGAGGGCTTATATCCTCGATAGAAATAGCGGGTGTAGCGAGGCTCCTGCTGGCTCTATCGTTATTGTAGATACATCATTAAAGCCAGGCACCAATGATCTAGTTGTAGCCATAAATGGCGGGTCAGCATCTGTTTACCGGTTTCTTGATGGTGGCAGTAATGGATATTTATCTGTAGATGACTCACGCATCCCACTAGTTGATCTATCTCTGTCCGCAGAGCTGGTAGGCGTGGCAATTTTCATACTTCGTGACCTTAGAAGATAATCATCGACACCCTGATCATTCAGGGTGTACCCCTCGTATTTTCCTGTATTAACCCTTCGTAATATGTGAATCATTATGCCCTCCATCGTATAAACCGAGGAGGCAACCATTTGTTACGCCCCTAATAACTGTTTATCCATCCAGTGCTTTTATACTTTAGCTCAGCCACAAAAAAAATCAACAATATCCGCATTGTTAATTTCCATTCTGAGAAACCACCGATATTCCGCTTAGCTATAGATTTTTTCTAAATAAATACTATTTCAAAACATTAACTTATAGCTAATGCTATTGAATTATTCTTAATACGTATTGCTATTAATAATACGCATTGCTATAGTCATTCCATCGAAACGAAACATCGATGCGGCAGACGGAACTACTCGCCGCGCCAGTCAGGAAGACAGGCTGCTTATTTAACAATTAGATTGCCCTGATACGAGGGCACCAAAGAGAAGTTGGCTTTGGGATGTGGTGAAAATCTTGCTGTAGAGGCTGATGGCTGTAAATGCAGTCACAGCCCAGACAGAGATCGGCACTGTCCACCACATCACCAAAGCCAATCACCGGAGACACGCCATGAATTCTAGAGAACGACGCACCGCTCGTTACAGAGCTAAATGTGCAGCAGAGGGTCGGTTAGAGAAGAGCATTGCTATAGCTCTTACAGGATGCACATCGAGGGTATACAAAGCAACGATGCCGATACCGGTTCGCAGCAGTGAGCGCCCAAGCGCGGACAATATCTGTTTGCCTGAAGTAGCTAAGTTTGCAGCAGGCTTCCGTAACGTTCGTGAAGATTGCTATCACGTTATTAAGGGGTGAGAAAGTGGAAAAATCAGGTGAAATAGTGGCATCCATTTATATGGACACCACTGAACTTAATACTCAGCTATCAGAGCTGGGCGAATTACTTAAGCCGACCATTGAAAGCCTTCCTAACCATCTCGTCAGCCTGCTTCTTAGCAAAGTCTCTGCTGTGGCTAACGATATCGTCTCTGCTGATTGCTCTGCCACAACTGGCACAGGATTCAACATTATCCATAGAGTGAGGCTCGGCGCTGAATTTGAAAGACTCACTGCCGCAATCCGGGCAGGCGAATTTAACTTGGAAAGTTTCTGA